CCGGCAGAATGTATTTCAATGCCACCTTTAAAATCATAGAGCCCATGTTTGCCTTCAACACCATTATATTTGTTTAATAGCGTTTTAAATTCTGTAACTCTATCTCCACCTACTACCATTGCGCATTCTTTATATCCCATTTCATATAAAAGAGTTGCAACATTGATTGCAGTCTTTGCTTTATTATTTTGAATAATATTTTTTGCATAGTTTGGAAACATTTTTTTCATGAATCTAATTTTAGTTTTTATATCTAACGGATCTTTTTTAGGATTTTGAGAGTGACTTGGAAAGACCATAAAATCCGCATTCTCTTTTTTAGCGACTGCGGCAACTTTTTCGATTAATTTTTCGTGTCCTGTTGTTGGTGGGTTAAATCTACCAAACGTAAATACTATTTTATCCTTCATTGGATCCTCTCGTTATTTCTAGAACCTTATCCATCTGGGCCCTAATAATAGGTTCTCTGTTCGGCCAAAAAATATACTCTTTATCTTTGTTCTTTAACAAATTGTGCAACAGTGGCATAATGAGTCTTTCCAGTTTTATAACTTTATCTTCGGTTTGTTCTTTAGAGATGTCAAAATCATTAACCTTATCCTCGTAAAGTTGTTTCGCACCGATTAACTCTGACATAACATCTCTTTGCATTTCTATTAATTCAGACAACTTAGCGTCCAAAGATTTAATCTCGGCACTAGTGCCTTCTACAACTCTAGTAACTTGTTCTGTATCGGCCCCACTTAGTCTGCCGAGTTCTTCTTCGTCTACGGCAGTGAATCCGAAATCTACATCTTCGTACTTATAATCGTTAGTCATAGTTCCCTCTTTCTTTCCATTCCAAAATGCCACGTTATCATCCTTTCAATTATCAATCCTCGACTTTACTACCGGCTCTCCATTGATAGCATGACCAATATCTAGCCTTCCATTTGGGGCCAGGATCGTCACAGTTATGTCTGGCACGGAATGAGGCTCTACGATCTGGGTCGTCTCGCTTAATTTCCATATTTGGATCACCGAAACCAACTTTAACAATATTACCTTTATCATTTTTTACATAGACATAGAATTTTTTCTTGCCATCATTTGCTCTTTGTGGTTTGTTTAGAGTTACAGATTTGCCTTGATATTCTGCCTCTACCAATTCCAATTTTTCTCCACAACCGCAATCTTCGTTATAATAATCTCTAAACGTATACATCAATCTTCCTCTTCGTCTTCGGAATACATCATGTAATCGAATACAGTATTCATGTAGTCGTTACACTTTGTAACTTTTGATTGCAACCATGCATCATATTCCACTTCATCAAATTCTTCCAAATCTTCTCTAATCACTTCAATAACCTGTTCGGCTTTATCTGCGATAGATTTCAATTCAGTTAGCATCATGTTTGCTTCACTATCTTCTTTTATGAATTTAACATCAGTAGAAATTTCTTCATTAGTTCTATTATGTAGATTTTCTACCATGTTTTTCCAAGTGTCAACGTAGTTTTTCATCTCTTACCTCCAAAGTATTCTACTGCGTGTCCAGACTCAACCAACATCTTATTCAAAGATATTTCATCATCAATCATTATTTCTCCAAGAATTCTTCCGTACTTACCAGTTTCGTTATCCTTTTTCGTGCGGATGTAAATTTCTTTACCGACTGGTGCTTGACTTTTTGCAAATTCTTTTGCCGCAAGTCCAAGTTCCTTTTCCTTCAAATCTTTTGTTCTCGACTCTGGAGTATTGATACCGTATAAACGAACTCTTTGCCGGCGCATCCAAACGCCAAATCCAAGATCAATGTCAACATCAACGGTATCCCCGTCGACCCATCTTAGTACAGTTGCTCTATATTCATACATATCATTTATCCCAATTTTTTGCAGCAGTAAAGTTGTTGTAACTGAATTCCAATCTATCTACTAATTTGACAGCCGTTTTTCCATCAGTATCGATTGCAACATACCCTTCTACATTAGTAACTTTATATCCATTATCTGTTCTTATAAACACTTTTGCTAATTGTTGAATTTTATTTAATTTATTTACAATGAGACTTTTTGCCTCTACAATATATCCCATAAACTCAATTACAGAATATACAGTTTTATTCATTGATAGTAACTCTTTTACTATTGAATCTCTTAATTCTTCTTTTTCAGCTCTTGCTTTTTCTGTTTTTAATTTTATAATTACCTTTTCATCAAAATATCTTTTCACATACATCGCATAATCTAATTTTTTTACTTTATCTAAAGAAAATTTTTCTCCGTTTTTTATGAAACTATTTAGGTAAGTTTTAAATGACGCTCCAGAAAGACCACCTTTCATTACTTCAGTCTGCATCTTTTGAAACTTTGACAGTTCATCAGATTTAATTTTTCTAAAACTAGAACCAGCTTTAGATAATTCTTTGGTAACAAGATCGGTTTCGGATTTTGTCATTTTTGCATTACCAGACACATCCTTATACGTTGCATCGTCCATCCAAACAGTTGATGGTTTTCTTAATCCACTAATGTTAACTCCGAATGATGCACTCATCATTTGTAGATCACTACCAGTATATGTGGTGTGCCAAACAACACCAACTTTTGCGGAATTTATTTTCTTTCCTAAGTCTGTATTAGTAGGTACTGCATAGACAAGTGTGTTTGGTTGGAATGTATAATAACTTTCACCATCAATAGTTTTAGTTGATACATCATCTGTAAACATCAAATCACCTTGCAACACACCCTTAATTCCAAGTTTTTTAAATTCAGTAAACGCAATAGTAAATTTTGATTTTAAAGTATCACTTAGTTTTTGATCATCTGAAATTTCTTCAATACTTTTATAAAGCAATGGAGTTGCATTAAATACAGATTTTTTTGCAACAAAAAACTTACCATCACTAGGATCTTCTCCAGCAAAAATGGCAGGAGCTCCATCCCATTTTACAGTCATATTTACAGACTTAGTTGCACTACCAGCTAACATATTTCTTAGCGAACGCAAAAAGTTAATAGAGGCACGCCCACCAGAAATTCCATAGTTGACTATTTCATCTTCTATGTGTTCTAGATGAAGGTTTTTCCCACCTTTATCTTCTGTTAAATATGATCCAAAAGTCTGCATTACTTTACCTTTTACTTCATTAGTCCTTTAATCATTTTTAGTGCCTTTTCTGCGTCTGGATGTTTTGGATTAATACTTACTTCATCTCCATTCACAAAATCTGAAATATTTGCAGATTTACCTAACGCTTTAATTGCTTTATGAAGTGGATCTTTTGGATCAAACCTTGTTTCAAATCCAGGCTTACCTCTTAATTCTACCCACTTGTTATCGCCTTTATTCCACATTTTTAAAACATCCATGTTTTTACCACGAATTAATTTAAACTTTATTCCTTCTTTTATAAACTGACTAAAGCTTTTCATTTACTCTACCTTTGCATATACGCCACTAAGAGATGATTGTGAAGAGGCATAAGAAATAATTTCTGTCGTTACATCATTTGGATTTTTATAAGAGTTTATAACACTACAAATTTCCGCACCCAAATATTTACTGTAAAACCATTGTACTCCAGAATCTACTGTTTTTTTACTTACTTCAGAAACAAATTTTTCATAATCCATACGCTCGTTCGTCAATTCATTAAAGTATTTATATAGTTTTTCTAAGTGTTTTTTGTCCACTTTTACTGTGTTTGGTGTCGTGCAGGTTTCCCCTGTAACTCTTTTCAATATATTTTGTAAAACTCCGCCACCAACTTTACCTTGGTTTGCAAATTGTCCTTTTATTTCGCCCTGCCATGATGATGGAACGGGACCAAAAGTTCTCATTTGTATTTTACCACCTTCATATTCAATGTACCAATCTTTGGAGCTAAAAAATGTTTTTCCAAATGTATATCCTTTATATGCATAAGTCTTTTTAACGGCCCCTGTTAAATTTTTAACGGAATACCTACCAGTTGCACCCACAACTTTTTTTAGTGACACACCCATTATTCTTTTTTCATTAAACATTTTTTCAATATAATCATTCAACTGAACATAATTTTTAAATTGTGTCCAATCTGGAGACAATCCATTTTCAACAATCCATATGTCGGCAGGACTCCATTTATTGATGTTTGAGAATACATTTTCTTTTTTATTGATAACTTTCCATTGCGTTTCTAATGCTGTTACCCACGAACTTCCTCTATGATATGTGTAGTTTTTTGTTGGGTTTATTTTACCTTTAAGTAACTTTGCTCCAGTAATAGAAGATTTAACCCAATCTTCTGACAATTCTTTTCTGATTTCTTCCAGTTTTACATCACACGCACAATTAGAAAATCCATCTGACAAATCTTGTGCGGTAAAATCTGTTGATTTATAATCCCTATGTGCTGCAAGGTAGAGGCATTGAGCAGACTCACCAATTGCAGTTGCTCTTGCGCCAGCTCCCGATCCACCACCTAATGGTTTTACAACCACTCTATATAATTCGTCAAAGTAACTAAACTCTATAACTGGTATAGAGCTCGATTCACTTTGAATCATTTTTTCTTCGAAACTGATACTTTGAGATTTTAAAGACTTTATTATTTGGTCGTATGTAGAAGTTCTTTTATTAGAAGGGACTCTAAGATGATACTTTTTTATTGTCTTAGTACTCTTGTCTAAGACAGAATTGTGATTTTGAATTTTGGACAGTTTAAGTACCAATTCTTTAGACATAGTTTTTTCCTGTAGATAGTTACACTATTTATTATTTTAGGAAAAACAACACTAGAATTCAATTTCAAAACTTCCTACATCAAGTTTTTTACTTTTCTTTCCAATATTTGTTGTAGGAGTAGAATCAGTTAGTTCATCCTGAGCACCTTCTTCTGCATCATAGAGTCTCATTTTTGGTCTGTCAATTCCTACAACAAATCTTTTGTGATTATTTGGATCGTTATATCGATTTTTCAACTGTTTTACCAGTATCTGATCTAGTTCTTCCAATTCTTCTGTGGATATTAGCGCAAACATAAAGTCTGCTGTTGCAGGCAAACCAAAGGATTCTGATGTATCTTCCAATCCAACATCAGTGTTTGTATAACCACTGCGAGTTGTCTGTGTCGCAGAAACAATAGGTACGTTATTTTCTACTGCAAGCCCACGCAGTTCTTCTGCGATAGATTTGATGTAAGAATACGAATTAACATTTGCACCATGTTTAATTCTAGAGGACGAACAAATATTTAGGTAATCAATATAAATTATATCTGGAATAAAGTTTCTCTTTAGCATAAGCTCTTGTAACAGATGTCTAAAGTGATTGGCGTTTGCAGATGCAGTTGGATATTCTTTTACGATTAGTTTGCCAGTTGTTTTCTTCTGTATCTTTTGAATTTTTCTAACAAACAAATCTTTAGGCATTTCGGAAACTTGTTGAATGTTAGTGTTTAAAAGATTTGCATCAATCCTTTCTGCAATCTTTTCTTCAGCCATTTCCAAAGTAATATATAATACATTTTTACCCATCATCAAATGAGATGCGGCCACATCACACATAAACAGAGACTTACCCACACCAGTACCAGCGAGGGCAATATTTAGTGTTTTGTTTGGTAGTCCACCCTTTGTAATTTGATTAAATTTTTCCAAATGAAAAGGAATGCGTTCCTCTTTTTTCTGATAAAAATCAAATCGTTCTTCATAGTCGTCAATAAAGTCATGTCCAATATGATTATCAAAAGAAACTGCAAGTGCATCCTGTAAAAGTTTTGGTAATGCACCTTTATCTTTTTGTGTTTTTCCATCAATAATCTGAATAGACTCCAAGACGGCATTATAGATAGCTTTATCTTTACACCACTTTTCTGTGTGGTCAATTAACCAATCTTGATTGATATCTTCAACACTATCCAATACATTTATAGTGTCTCCAACCTCTTTAAATATCATATCCGATACTTGCAACTCATCCAACATAAGTTGCAAAGCTATCGGAGCAGGAGCGTCATTATACTTGTCTATGTGATCCCGTATCAGATCAAACAAAATTTTATCTTTTTCTTCTGTAAAATATGCCCTATCTATAAAGGGAATAGTTTTTCTACAGTATTCATCATTATTAACAAGATTTTGTAATATAGTTAATTCATTAAGATCCATTTTGCGCCTGTAAATTTGTTATTGCATCGTTAACAGATACTTCTAACATATATTTCAAGATTTGTCCAGCTAGCTCTTCCAAATCTTTATTTCCATATAAATCTAAAACTTCATATGTGTCGTTTCCAAGTAAAGGTTCAAAATCAAAAGACATTGTTGCGCCTTCACCCTGTTCTGAAATATCAACTTTTCCAAATTTATACATCACACCAGAAAATGGACCATCATCTATTCTTACTGCAAAACCATCTTCTTCATTTTCGGTTTGCATCATTGTGAAACTTTCTTCTGTAATAATCATTTTAAACTTTCCCTTATATTTCGAGCTTCTCTTTCTAGTGCATCTGCGAGTTTCAAAAGTTCCTCTTTATCATCTGGAACATCATCTTCTGGCGCTACATCTTCGGTGCCATAAACTTCTGTCCATTTATCTTTAGGACATCTAATATTTGCAATCTTAGATTTTGCGGGCATGAAACATCCACATTCTCTACAAGTGTATATTCTTTGCATGTATTCTGGACAGGCCTTGCAAATATCCATTCTTTGTTTGTAAATATGTTTTGATGCAAACATTGCCATCACGAACCAACCCTATATTTCTTTCTAAGAAAACTATTAAAATTTTGATCTTGCAAATAAGGTTCCCAAAATTCCATATTATGAGTTTCCTTTTCACGAAACTTTTTATCGTTTATTTCACCAGTTTCCATATCTACAGTTTGATACCAACCCCCACCTTTTGTGATTGCACCATATTCCACCGCCATATCCAATAATCCAGAAGTTCTATCCACACCATTTTCCCAAGATACTGAAATTGGAATTTTAGACTTTTCTTTTACAAATCTAGACTTCTCTACATTAATCACAAAGTGATATCCTTGAACTTCTGCACCAACTTTATCTTGTTGTCTACCAACAATCCAGATAGTATCAGCACTATAATACATTCCAGTACCACCAGAAACAACCTTAGTAGGATATAGTCCCTGCGAATCATATGTATGATTAATTGCGACCATTGGAATATCTTTCATTGTTAGATGCGGAGTTACCATTCTAAACAAAGACTTGAATTGTTTTGCTCTTGTCATATCGGCGGCAGACTTTTGATTCTCTGCATCCTCTACTTCTTTTTTGGATGCAAGGTTTCCCACAGAATCGACCATGATAAAAAGTTTGTCTTCTGTTTCGATTTCTTTTAATTGCGAAACTATATCAAATTTTAATTCTTCCAAATCAGTAACTGGAATATGAACCACTCTTGTAGTATCAATTTCAAATACATCAAAATAGTTCTGTGGAGTTCCAAACTCACTATCATAAAAAAGAGCAACCGCATCTGGATATTTGTCTAGATAAGATTTCATCATAATCAAACCGAATGCCGTTTTAAAGTGTTTACTGGGGCCTGCAATCATAGTCAACCCAGATGTGTACCCTTTATCTAAAGAACCAGAAAATGCAACATTCATTGCCGGAATACTTGTCGGCACATTATCTTTCTCATGTAAGAATGGCGATTCTGATAAAGTATTAACTCTACCATCTTTGAAAGAAGTATTCTTTCTTAACTTATTCATTAAACTACTCATGATTTTCTCCTAGAAAAATTGATCTAATGTAAATTTCTTTTCCAAATCCCACTGTATAGTATCGGTTATTGTTTTAATTGGTTCGAGAAAGGCCTTTTCAAATTGAGTGTCATAGTCAATGTAGTTATCCAATTCAAATTCCTCGGGCAACCCACTCAAAATGGCGATTGTATTGTTTTGTATGGGATTTGGTATTTTCAAATAACAAAACTTAATCTTTTCGCCTTCTTTAATTAATTGATATTTTCTATCAAGTTTTTTGTCTTTTAGTAATTTGTTATAATACAACACACCTTTTACATGGATGGGCGTGCCTTTTCGAAAAACGTGTTGTGAGTCGTGATACTTTTTAAGTCCATTACAACCTCTTGGAAATGCTATCGCATCTATGTCTGTTTTCTTAAAATCTTTTCTGAAGTTGTCAATGTGTTCAATTAACTCATCATTAGTTTTTCTAAGAATAATCTTTAGGGATTCTTTAATTTTTTCCCTACAAATTTCTGGAGTAGAAGATCTAACGGCCTCAATACCCATAATTTTCAATTCTGGTTCTTTATATCTTACACCTTCGTTGTCCCAAACATTTAGAATATACCTTTTCTTTGCTGTCCAAATGCCACTATCAGCAATAACTTCACGAGCCATCTGCATTTTTTGATCATATGCATTTACATACGAAGCAAGGTCCTCATAAGACTTATCAATAAAAGGTTCAAGTTTATCTTTAGCCACTTTATCAAGAAAATTGACCACTTTTTGTTTTGATACCTGTGCTTCCTTTCCAAAGACTTTGTGTACCAATTCACTAAAAACAACATATATCGAATCCGTATCGCTTGCAATGACATATTCTTTCTGCTCTTCATTTTCTAAAACCCTATTTAGATATTGATTAACTTTCTTTTCAATCCATCTAATACTTAGTTGTCCAGAAAGTGTGATAGATTCTGCCTGTCTAATATCATAATAACGGAAATACTGATTACCCAAAGCACCATATGCAGAGTTCAACAAAATCTTTGCAGCCATTTGTTTATTATCAAGTTGGGATATTTTATTCTTCAATTCTCTTTCATCACCATTTCCATCAATTAAATCTTGTTTGGTTTTCAACATCTCTTTTTTGTATTTTGTTCTATCATCATACATTTTTTGCATCAATGTTGGCAAAAACCCACGTTTATCTTTGTTAAACAAAACACCACTAGGACAGACTGTCAAATTACTTTGTTGTAAAATAGTCAAGTCAGTTTTTTCTTCTAATAAATCATCGACCGAGGTGTTTATTCTTTCTTCGTCAAAAAGTGTTTCTGGTGAAATATTATATTGCATAATAAGATGTGGGTACAAACTATTCAAATCAAATGACATAATCCATTCGTGCTTACCAACATGGGGATCCTTTACATACCCACCAGCATATGATTCACTTTTAGTGGCAGATGATTTTGGTGGTATTACAATATTTGATTTTCTGAGCTCATTAAATGCAATCGAGTCCCATACCTTAATAGGAGAAAATACCTCATCAAAGTTTACCTTTGATTGATATGCAATAGTAATCAAAAGATCCATCAGTTTGAGTTTTTCTTCGAGCCTATCAACAAGTCCAACATCTTTAATGTTATAGTCAATATACTTTTGATAGTCTTGTTTGTAAAACAAATGCATATT